TGGTACAATGTGGGTGGTTAATGAAACTTTAACCAAAGCAAAGGCTGTATCTGTTGGTTTGTCTGACTATGACCCATCTGGCATATTATTTAATATAAACGATTCGGATTTAACAAACGCCGAATGGTATAGTGAAAGTGGAATTTATAGATTAGCGTTTAAAATGACAGTAACGGCATATCTTGGTACAGATGGTCTTGGTGACCCAATTTACAGAACACACACTAAATTGTACTCCTACAACATCGCTGGCATGAGTACGAAAAAAGCTCCAAGCAATAAAACTCCTATAAAGAATAAACTATTAAACGGCGACTGTGTTTCTCTAGACTGTTCTCAAGTTCAAACTCTTTGCGATTCTTTAATGGACTGCTAATATGTCAATACAATTTAGATCAAGAATTTCTGGACAATTTAATCCTCCGACTATAATAGATAAAAATACTATTGGTTGGTGTTGTGGTGTTGGTTCCAGCACAAGATCTCAGTGTGATGCTGTTAGTGGGTATTTTATACCAACGGCAACAAACAGCAATGACTGTCCTGTAGCAGGACCTTGTTTAGTTGGGTTAGTAAGCTCTATGGCTGGAAGTTGTTGCCATTGGATAGAAGACAACGGAATTTATTTACAAAAATGTGTAGATACGTCTTCTAAATTGGAATGTATAAATTTACACGAAGGTTCTGACGAAGGATTGGGATACTCTTTTTATCCTGGTTCTTCTTGTATAACCGAAGGTGGTAATATAGTATGTAACAGCGTAACTATAAAAACTCAGGATTTAATTTCTGGTTGTAATCCAGACGATTCTACCGGGTGTTTTAGTTCTTTGAGGTCTATAGGAAATTGCTGTACACAAACACGAAATGGAATTGATTGCACGATAACAGATAGAGAAAATTGTTATGGATTCTGGTCGCCTCCAGTTAATGGCGTTCAGTCTTGTGTAAATAAATCTCCATGCTCTGGTGTTTATTTTTCTGGTTTCAGTGGTGGGATAGATCCAGCCAGAGCTTCATTGACCACTATTTCCTCTTCCACAAATCCTATAGAAACTCTACCATCAATAGGAGAATTGTATCAGGGCGGACTATATGTTGGTATATTTTCTCCCGGCACTCCTGTAAATACTATAGGTTCTACGGTTTATGGAAATCAGCTAACAGGAGCTCCATCAAATTACAGAGCTAGAGGAACCGGTCAAGGAACAAAAGAAAAATCGTGGATACTTATAGCATGCCCTTCTGATTTTACTAGTTTATCGTACAACACTGAAGCCGAAACAACAAAAGAAATAAGCTCTTCGTTTTATGATGGTTTATATAATACTTATGACTCCACCATATCAGAAAATAATAATTTACTGTACAGAATAAAAAATGCTACTTTAAACGGATTTAAGGACTGGTATTTACCCAGTCAAGATGAACTGGCATTTTACTTTAAAAATATAGCATACGGGTATTCTATCTCCGGATTTGAAGGGCTGGACAAAGAACAATACTTAACGTCTACTGCATTTACTGCAAACGGTTTACAAACTTTTGATGGAATCCGGTTTATGGTTTCTCAAATGGCCGATTCTGCCCAAAATTACGGCAAAACAAATGCAATTTACAGAAAAAAATCATCGGGCATAAGATTATTCAGAAGAATTTATTTAGAGTCGTGATATATACTTGTAGGAGTTTATATTATGGGATGTGGATGTAATAAAAATAAAGATAATACTAATAACGGTCCTGAATTTCGTAAAGAAGGCAATCCAGAAGATCTAAAGAACATTCTATCTAAACGGATAGGAATGGTTCAAAGTTTTGCTACGGCCCTTGCATCTCGTGGTCTTTCAAACACTAAAGTAAATAAACCAGCAAAGCAACTACGAGTTCTTAGTTGTTTTGGCAATCAACACCAAGGTGGCGAGCTGCCCGCGTGTGAACACTTAAAAGAAAGTAGCACTCCGGGAAAGTATTTTTGCGGTGGCTGTGGTTGTGGTGATAAACCACACACTTGGTTGATGGCAGACGGCGAAGAGTACAGCAAATTAGACTATCCTAAATTAAACTGCCCGTTAAACATGCCTGGTTTTACTAATTATCAACCAAGTAAACCAGATGAAGCAAACGAGCCTATCACTCGTAGACACTACATCGAAAATATGGATTATGGTTTAGTTGCTGGCGTTCCTGTTACTCTTCCTGAGCAAAAACGGGCACCTCAACCACCACAAAACCAAACACCACCAAATACTGGTTCTTAAATTTAAAATTGCCATAAATACTTTGAAGGAAGTACTATGGCAGCACCAAATTCAAGACAAACCATTATCGAATATGCTTTTAGGCAACTAGGAGCTCCGGTTATTGATATAAACGTAGACTGGCAACAAGCCGAAGATCGCTTGGATGATGCCCTACAGTATTTTACCGAACGGCATTTTGATGGTGTTGAAAAGGTATTTTTTAAATACCAATTAACTCAAAATGATATAACCAATCGTTACATAAGCACAGAGGATATTCTTTCTCCTAACGAGGTCGATGGCCCAACCGGAAAAGAAATATTGTCTATAATTAAAGTCATGCAATTTGGTCCGTTTACAAACATTAACATGTTTGATGTTCGTTATCAATTAGCCCTAACAGATTACTTTGGTATTAACAGAAATCTTAGCGGAACATATTCTATGGGTCTTGCTTCTTACGATGCAACTAAACGATACATTCAGTTAATCCAAGATATGTTTCAACCAGAAAAAACAGTTAATTTTAGTAAAGTAACAAATCGTTTATATCTGGAAATGAATTGGGGAGAAGAAACTAAAGTAGGTGATTACATTTGTATCTGGGCATATGCTGCTCTTGATCCAGAAAAGTACACAGAAATTTTTAATGATCGTTATTTAAAACGATATGTAACTGCTTTGATTAAACGTCAATGGGGAGCTAATATGGCCAAGTTTGACGGCGTTGCTTTACCCGGAGGCGTTGTTATGCGTGGTGGTCAAATTTATGCCGAAGCAAATAATGAGATTGCAATTATTGAACAACAGATGCAACGCGAATACGAACTCCCCGTCAATTTTATGACAGGATAATATGCCTACCAATCCTTTTTTTAAAGATTATTCTGGCGAACAAGATCTTACAGAAGATCTAACCATCGAGATTATAAGAACGATGGGACGAGAGATGTATTATATTCCCAGAAATATCGTAGAACTGGATAAAATTTTTGGTGAAGGCAAACGAGTAAACTATAAAGATGCTGTACCCTTAGAAATGTATATTGATTCTGTTAGTGGGTTTCAAGGCCAAGGAGATATAGCTTCTAAGTTTGGTATAGAGATTAAAGATAATGTGTATTTAACTTTATCTAAAAAGCGATTTATACAAGAAATACAAGCTAGATTTCCCACCATAACAAGACCACGTGAAGGCGATCTGGTGTATTTTCCTCTTTCAAAAGCAATTTTTGAAATTAACTTTGTTGAACACGAAAATCCATTTTATCAATTAGGTAAACTGTATTCGTATCGGTTAACTTGTGAGTTATTTACTTACGATCAAGAAAATATGTCTACAGGCACCACAGATATCGATGCTATACAATCTGAAACTCGCCAATACACTTACAGATTTACTACGGGCAATGATTTAAACGGCATAACACTAAACAACTTCTACGCAGGCGAAGTTGTGTATCAGTGTAATGGAATAACTGGAGCAAGTTGTACTCTAGATAACGCAACAGGAACTGCAGTGGTTGCATTTAAGCCAAATGGCATTACCGGTTATGTAGAGCTGATGAATATTACCGGTACTATAAGTGCTAGCAATACGCTCAAGGGAGTTGACAGCGGAATTGAAGCAAATGTATTGGTTGTTAACGGTCAAACCACTAACCTTGTATTGGGCAGCAGTGAAGACCGAACCCCAGCCGGAGACAATGATGAGCTTGATGCTGAAAGAGTAAAACTAGATATATTTGATTTTACTGAGAAAGATCCATTTTCTGAGGGCAACTACTGATGTTTACACATTTTAAAAACGATTCTGTACGAAAATTGGTAGTTGGTTTTGGTAGTCTTTTTAATAACATTAAACTTTTACAAAAAGACGAAAATAATAATGATCGATTGATTCCTGTTCCTCTTTCATACGCAACTAAAGAAAAATTTGTCAAACGTCTAACAGAACCAAGTTCTATTAGCGATAAAACTCGCGTGCAAATTTCTCTTCCAAGAATGTCTTTTGAATTAACAGGTTTGATGTTTGATCCTACGCGCAAATTAAATAAAATGAACAAGCGTGTCTGCAACGACGGGACTAACGGTTCTACCATGTTTGCCGAAGTTCCGTATAATTTTATTTTTAATGTAAACGTTTACACTAGAAATTTAGAAGAAAATTTTCAAATTATGGAGCAAATTTTACCATATTTTTCTCCTGAATTTGTGGTATCAATAAAAATGAATTCTATGCATCAAAGTGTAGACGTTCCAATTAGTATAGGACAAACCACATTAACTCAAGAATATGAAGGTGATTTTAGCACTAGACGATTCATTGTTAGCACCTATCAATTTATAGTAAAATCGTTTGTATATGGCCCGATAAAAACTGATTATATAATTAAAGATATAGATATTACACTTTTTCAAGAAGGATCGATTGGTATAACATTTTCGTCTGAATTTGGTTTGACTGGATAAATAATTATATGGAATCTTCTGATATTATTTCTAAAACTCTAGGAATAGAGTTTAATGGACCGACAGATATTGTAAAAACAAAACAATCAGAAACAGCCACTAGTGGTGTTAGTTTGGATGTGGATTTTAATTATGTTCGTGATAATATTAAACAATTAATAGGAAATGGGTCTGATGCTGTTGAAGAAATATTAAAAGTCGCAAAAGCTGGGGACTCTCCAAGAGCGTATGAAGTTTTAGGACAGCTTTTAAAAACTGTTTCGGATATGAATAAAGATTTGATCGATCTTTACGATAAGACCAAAAAGGCTAAAAAAGAAGAAGTAAAAATAAATCAAACCACAAACAATTCCATCTATGTTGGATCTACCAGTGAATTGCAAGATCTGATTAATCAAGACCGCAGTAGAAAAAAGGCTTTAGATAGCCAGAAATTTTTAGACAATGGGTTATAAAAAGAAAACA